TAATCATACCAATGGTGCTCGTTATTATTATGCAAATCGAGGACGTAACGCAATAAAGCCTCCGTCTTGGGCGGCAGTATATTTAAAGCGAGGCGCAAAAACAGTGCAAATAGGTAATCACCTATTTTTATACGGATTTAAAGGTAATTAAAGGTTTTCCCCTAAATTCTTAATAATTTCTAACTGAGAATCTTTATTCTCTATTGTAGTTGGCAGAGTCAGGTCTTGTATAGCATCTGCAGACAGCTTACTTGGATCTTGCTGTACAGCCAATATAGCGTTTTTAGCCCAGGTTAGTAATTCAGTTTCCCAGTTCTTTAACTCAGCAGGAGATCTATTCACCTCTGCGTCTGCTTTAGGGTTAACCATATTTACTGGACCGCCGTCTTGAGGTAGACCCGCATCTCCACCTGCAGCAGGTGCTTTTCCTGGGGTAGCGCCTGGCCCCGCCCCTGGCACCGACCCAGGAGGCTGAGGCGCTTCTAATAGATTACGAAAAATACTTTCAGCTATACTATCAAATTTTTTCATGTAGTTGTAGGTGTTAATACGTTCTGTATAAGTCCTTGCAATTTAGCAGGGTCCTTAGAAACTGTTGCGAATTCCGGGTGCTGCATTAAAGCAGCTCTTAAAGCGTCATTATATTTTCTGTTTGCATTTTTAACATCAACCCCGGCAGTAGTTACTGCATCTCCAACCGCACTTGGATTAGGTGCTGAGCCAGTTTGCATGTCGGCAGATGCGCCGCCGCCGACGTTATCAACTTCCTTAAGGGTACGTTCTAGTAAATCTAAAAACCGACTCTTTTTCATATCATATATTTACGTCTTTTTTGTAATTTATCACTTGATTTTTATTTGCAATAAAGTAATATAAAGTGTCGTCGGGTTAAGGAGTACTCCATATACAGCATAGCCGTATATATAGGTTAGGACTCAGGAGCAAAGCTCCTTCGTCTCGGTCTTGCAGACCTTTTAAAAGAGCTCACTTCGTTCGCTCTTAATATTCTATATATATTATATATCCTTAGCAAATCCGTTTAGGGTTTATAGGTTGAATAAAGGGATTCTAGCTCAAATTTTAAGCAGAATTTTTTTATTTTATTAAGGCTGTATTTTGAATAATCTAAACTATATCTGAATTCCTTGAGTGACTGTGTTATTTCCGTTTTTACAGCAGTATTATTTAAATTGGGTACATCTTTACTCAGATAAAACGGTATCGGAAAGTATTTCTTTACTTCCTTTACAAACTTAAGCACATTTGGGTTTAATTCAGTTTCGTTAACATAAAATATAGTATTTTTCTTATGTTCGAAAGAACTATGTAGTTTGCACACGTGGTAAAGAGTAAAATAATTTAACAGTCTTAGGTAATCCTGTTTAGGAAGATCCTCTATTGTTATTGCCCCTAATTTATCTAATTCAGCCTTTAAAGATACAAGTATTAACTGTTCGACTTCAGTGAAGTCAACTAGATAGAGATTGTACTTTAGTTCCTGTATTTTCACGTAGTTTTAAAAGTAGAGCATCTGGAGCTCTGCCAATACGGCAGTTTATAATGCCGTTATAATAGCCTTCTTTTAACAAAACGTCAAGATCAAATTGCTTTTTTGCTTCATAATATGCAAGTTCAAACTTACTTTCGCAAAATTGTACTATCTGAAATGTAAATTTATCTTTACCGTACTTTTCAATATCTGCATTTAAGTCATTTGAAGATGAGGTGTAGGTTTTCCAATCAGTCTCAATATCGAAATGTCTTTTATTCTTGCGGCCTTTAAGCGGCTTAAGCTTTTTTACTGTTTTTATTTGTTTTTTACCTATATACATTTTACCGGTAACATTATTTGTAATAATGTAGATAAAGCCGTACGGTAATTTATGTTCGTCGACAGGGAGAGTAGTTGTCCAATGACCTAAATCCATTTCAGCCTATTTATAGACCTTTTGGAAACGTTCTACGTATTACTTTTGCTTTCTTTTTTTTCTTTTTACCTGAACCCCAGATGTTTCTTGCATCTCCTGGTGCGTAAAAATCTCCAGATTGGCCCGGTTGAGCCGGGTGAGCTTGTCCTGAACCAAAAGCCCCGGCTGTAGTGTTACCTGCTGCAGCCATTATATTTTCATATAACTGATCAAATTTTTTCATGTAGATTTATTGATAATGTATAGTATACTTATACAAATGGAAGAAGTATCTGAGCTTGAAAAGACTATTACTAAGTTCGAAGAAGAACTCCGTATGGATCTTAAGATGGATGAGCTCTCTTTAAAGGAGAAAGCGATGCTTGCACCAGTTATTAAGCATAAGTGGGTTGCCCGTACATCTCAGCATAAGAGAGCCTTAGCTAAACTACAGGCCCTGAAGAAACAAAAAATTAAATCAGTTTCTGGCGCGTCGCCAGTTGTATTGAGTAAGGCTTCCCTTGAGCTGCAAGTCAATAATTCTCCTGAAATATCTCAAATACAAAACAAAATAGAAGATCTCGAACAAATGATCGAATATTTAGAAAAAGTAGAAAAATTAACCAGCTCGTTAACATTCGACTATAAAAATGTGATAGAACTTCAAAAACTTGAGACCACATAATGCAGGTAAAGTTCGAATACGATCTTAAGAGAAAAGAAGTAAAAATTATATCTGATAATTTTAATCAGATAAAAGAATATTTTTCTGTAAAGAATCCGGGTGCTAGATTTGTAAGAGGCGGTCGTTTCATGCCGCAAAGAATTTATGCTATTACGCCTTCTGGCTATTGCGGGGTAGGACTAATACCTGAAATAGTAAAATATTTAAAAACGCTTTCGGTACCTTACGAGATTGCTTTCGATCAAGAGCTTACCAGGCTTTATAACAATTTAAAATTTCAAATACCTACCAGTTACCCTAATATTAGGGAGTTGGTCAGTGAGTATCAATTAAGAGATTATCAAAAAGAAGCCGTAAACAGCGCGTTGAATACAGGTTACGGTATAATAGAGCTTGCTACCGGTGGTGGTAAGACTTTTATTATTGCTAATTTAGTCTATACCGCAACTCAACTTATTTCTGAAAAAGAGAGAGTACTAATAGTGGTACCGGATATAGGTCTAGTAGAGCAGACTTATAAAGATTTTGTTAGTTATAATTTTCCTATGGACCAGGTGACTAAGTGGTCTGGTAATAACGAGCTAAATTTAAATGCACGAGTAATAATTGCGAATTTAGGTATACTTCAAAGCGAAAAGTCAGATCTTTCGTGGTTTGATGAAGTCGGTCTTTTAATAGTTGATGAGTGCCACAAACTTCGTAGAGGTAATAAGGTATGTAAACTTATCGATAAAATACCTACACTTAGACGTTTTGGTTTTACTGGTACACTACCGGAAAACGATATAGATACCTGGAATATTAATAATTTTATCGGGCCTGTTATCTTTAAGAAGACTACAACAGATTTAAGAGCTGCAGCTGGTGGGGAGTATATCGCAAACGCCCAAGCTTTGTCAATACATCTCGAATACGATTATAAGCCGGACTATACTGCAGTTGGATCAATGCAGAGATATATGCTTGAGCTGGACTTTATTCATAATAGTGAGTTCAGACAAAAAATAATTAAAAGTGTGGTAGGTAAATTACCTAATAACTGTCTTATACTAGTAGATCATATAACTCATGGGGTTAATCTGTTTAGTGCTTTGTCTAGTATATCTGGTAAGCAGGTATATTTTATACAAGGTAGTGTTGAGGTTGAAGAGCGTCGTAGAATCCAGGAGTTAATGGAGAAGAATAATAACATTATTTGTATAGCAATAAGCAAAATTTTCTCTACTGGTATTTCTATTAAAAATATACATTATATTATGTTTGCTGCCGGCGGTAAGTCTAAAATTAAAGTACTACAATCGATAGGTAGAGGATTAAGAGTGCACGAAAATAAGGATGTATTAACCCTTATTGATATAGTAGATGAGCTCGTATATGGCGGAAAACATTTTGCAAAACGTAAACAATTTTATGAAATTGAAAAAATCAAAATTACCAAAAAAACCGTCTCAGAGCGTAGCCTCTCCTAAGCCTAAAAAACCTCTAAGTGAGTCTGCTAAGGCTAAAAAAATCTATTACGTAAATCCTAAAGAATTTACTGAAGAACTTAGAACATATTATGAGACTAATGTTATAAGTGATAATCTCGCTATAATGATACGTAACATTGCTTACGGATTAGCTCACGCTTCTAATTTTATTAATTACACTTTTAAAGAAGAGGCTATAGGAGACTCTTTGATTAACATGTTTAACGCCTTGAAAGAAAAAAAATATAATTTTGATAAAGGTTTTAACCCTTTTTCTTATTTTAATTCTATTGCATTTAATTGCTGGAGATCTAGAATTAAAAAAGAAAAGCGTATGAGAGATACTTTAGCTGCATATCAAGAAGAAGTGTATAGTGTAATCGGTCCGCAGGTAGGAGTAGATGACCCAGTTAATCCGCTATCAAAGAATGCAAATTAAACTAAAAAATTCAGAAGTAGGTATATTTTCAGATCCACACTACGGAGTACACCGCAATTCCGAGGTATGGCATAAAATCGCTTTAGACCACGCTAAGTGGACTGCTCAGCAATTCAAAGAGCGCGGTATTCAAGATATTATTATACCAGGAGATATTTTTCATGATCGCAACGACATTGCTGTTAACACTCTTCATGTTGCTACTGACATATTCGATATATTCAGCAACTTCAATATCATTATTACAGTCGGTAATCACGATGCTTATTATCGTGACAATTCTAGCGTTAATTCCGTCTCCATTCTTAGAGGCTGGACTAATATTACTGTTATTGACTCTCTTCAAGTTGTTGAACTTCACGGAGCGAAAATAGCTTTTTGTCCGTGGGGCCAGAATATTGAAGAGGTACCTGAATGTGATCTTATAGTTGGCCACTTTGAAATTAATAGCTTTAAAATGAATTCGTACAAGGTATGTACGAATGGACTTAAAGCGTCAGATTTAGTCAATAGAGCGAAGCTTACTATTACTGGTCATTTTCATCATAGAGATGAACGCAAATATAATGATGGTACAATATTGTATGTAGGTAGTCCCTATCAACAAGACTGGGGTGATTTTGGCACTACTAAAGGTCTGTATATTTTAGATTTAACTAATTTAAAATACGAATTTATTGAAAATAATATTTCACCTCGGTATATGAGATTGCGTTATACCGAACTTACAAACGGTACCTACACTTCTGACACTCTTAAAGCTGCTCTGACTAATAATATTGTTAAATTCATAGTGGATCAAACTGTTGAACCTGTTAAGTTAGATACAATAATACGCAAATTGGTAACAATTAAACCTACTGAGTTTACAATTGAGCACGATGTTACAGAGCAGAGCAAACTCAATATAGAAGAAGCAGCTAATAAAGAATTTAATATTAGTATAGAAAAATCTATAGAAGAATTTATCGACCTAATGGACGTTAAGGAAAAAAATAAAGTAAAGCTCTATATTTCAGACTTATACACCCGCGCATCTAAATTATGAAAATATGTATACACTCTAATCAATTTGATGGAAGAGGTACAGGTAAAACTCCGTATGATTACGGATTAGCCTTAAGAGATATTTTAGGCCATGATGTATGTTATATGACTTCCATGCAGAGTAAAAACGAGGGATTACACCGTATAGCTAAGGAGTTTCCGGTTTACATGTACCCCGGGAAAGCAGATGTTAGTCCATCATCTGAGGTTAAAACTCAAATTGAGCAATTAGTAGATCAACATAAAATTGATTTTATACAAATGCTTAAATACGGTACTAACGATAAAGTAACACCCACTAACTGTAAGACAGGAATACACTATGTTTTTAATGGAGCTGAGCCACACGGAGATGTCTACGCAGCTGTATCAGAAAATTTAGCTAAAAAATTTAATAAAACAGATTACGTACCGCATATAATACGCAAATTAGAACCTACTAAAGACATACGAGCAGCTTTAAATATACCCAAAGATGCTTTAGTAGTAGGTCGTCATGGTGGATACGAAACCTTCGATTTACCGTTTGTGTGGGAAGCCGTGGCTGAAACAGTTAATAAACGTAAAGATATTTATTTCTTATTTCTTGCAACTAAGCCGTTTATGCAACACGAAAGAGTGTTGCATTTTGACTGGGTCCCTGATGAACGTGGTATATATAATTTTATACATGCTTGCGACATTATGCTGCATGCACGTCATATGGGAGAAACGTTCGGGCTATCAGTAGGAGAGTTTGCAGCTTGTAATAAACCGGTTATGACCTGGCACGGACTAGGCCATGGATTTTATGATACTGCACATATTGATCAACTTAAAGGTAAAGCTATACAATATAGACTTGGCCACGAAATAGTCGATTACCTTACTAATATTAAGCCAGCTGATTTTTCAGGTACTAATTGGGACACGTTCACAGAGACATTTAGCGATTATAATGTAATTAAACGTTACGAAAACGTATTTTTAAAATGAAAATTGGGGTAGGCATAATTACTTGCAATAGACCAGAGTATCTATTGAATCTTTTAAAAACTATACCTATTGATCGGATATCTCATCTTGTTGTAGTTAATGATGGGGACGAAAAGAATAAGCACGATCTAAGATATCCAGGTGTGTGGGTACAAAATGAAAAGAATTTAGGAGTGGGTAAATCTAAAAATAAAGCTATGAAGCATCTTTATGATAAGGGATGCGACTATATTTTTATTATTGAGGATGATATGCTTATTAAAGACGAAAACGTATTTTACAGGTATATTGAAGCATATTCTCAAACTGGTATACATCATTTTAATTACGGTCCAGGCTCACCATTTAACCGTAAACAAAAAATACAGTTTGATCTACATAACAGACATCTTTTAGACCAAAAAAGTCCTGTTAATCCTAAACTTATAGTCGAATACCCTAATAATGTTAAAATTGCACTGTATGAACACACTGTAGCGATGTTTTCATTTTTTACTCGTACTGTACTGGAAAGAGTAGGCTATATAGATGAACAATTTTATAATGCATGGGAACACGTCGATCATACATATCGTATTGCTTTGGCCGGTTATCATCCTCCGTTCTGGTGGTTTGCTGATATAGCTGATAGTGAAAAGTATTTAGAAGAAGCTCCTGGTGCAATTGACAACTCTTCTATTGCTAATAAGACTGAGCAATGGCAAAAAAATGTGTATGGTGGTAGAGAGCTTTATAAAACAAAGCACGGTCACTACCCAAATGAACCTAAGTCGTATAACTTAAATCAGGTTATCGACATATTAAAGAAAATAGAAAAACGCAAATGAACGAAATAGTCACATACGGACAAAATTATTCCCTCAATGACGGGATTAAAAAGTTTATTGATTCTGCTGTTAAAACCGGCGCCAGCGTTGTTGTATTGACGAACAATGTTAAGCAAGACGTAAAAGACTACATACTACAATATAAGAACGCCCGCTGTGTAAGTGCAGAAAAGATTGCTAAGACTTATAATGTAGACTTAAACCTTTCCCCCTACACTCTTAAAGTTATCTTTTTTTATCTTTACACTAAGCACCTATCTCATGCAGATAATGTATTTTTATGTGATTTTACCGACGTATATTTTAATAGAACAGTATTTGATAGAGAGTATACTAAACCGGTAGTGTTTGGGGAAAACGTATTAATTGAAGCTTGCCCGACTAATACTACCTGGATTAATGTATGCTACAATCAAGATATTTTTAATCTATTAAAAAATTACGAAATTATTAATGGAGGAGCTATACTTGGACCTAAAGATAAATGTGCCGATTTGCTTAAAGAAATGTGTGCTGATATATCGGTAATACTTGGCCGTACTGGTAATTACCCGAATATTGACCAAGCTATTCTTAACAAGGTTGTGCGGTTTGATTATTATCGTTATGAAGTAGGTTCTAAAAATATTGTGCTTAATTTAGCTCAATATAAAGAGCTTAGAAAGTGGAGCAAAGAAAACGTTCCAGCTGTTTTTCACCAATATGACGGACACCTCGATGTAGAAAGGTTTATAAATGAGCAAAGTTGATGTAATTATTTTATCTTTAGCAAATGATGAGACAAGCTTTCATACCACTAAACGCTGTGTAGATTCTTATCTTGATACCGCTAATGAACTTATTAGACAAATTTTTGTAATTGAGTCTTACAAGGATTTTAACAAAAATTATGGTAATGACAAAGTACAGGTAATTATTCCACCGTATGAATTTAATTACAATCAGTTTTATAACATTGGTTTAAGTCATTGTACCGCCCCCTATGTTATGGGTCCTAATAACGATTTAATTATACAGGAAAACTGTGTACAAAATATTGTTAAAGAATTTGAGTCTAATCCAGATATAAGTTCTATTAGCCCCGTAGACAGAGAATGGCATCGCCACACTAAGCTCTATTTACCTAATGATAGTAAGCTTTATTATGGATGGGAAGTATCTTTGCATATGTTCGGTTGCGTATTTTGTGCGAGAAGAAGCGTATTTGAAAAGATAGGCTATCTAGATGAACAGTTTTATTTCTTTTATCAAGACAATGATTATGTTTACTCTTTAAGAGCTAATAACTTACTACACGGGGTGTTAACAAGTGCGCGAGTTAAACATAAGTCAGGCGCTACTTCTCCTAAAGGGCCTACCCGCTGCAAGTATACTCCGCATAATATGAACACTCAAGGAGATATACTAGGTCGTAAGTGGAATAGTGAGCCTTTTAAGTCAGGTGGTTATATACCTTATAAAAAATACGTAATGTAATGAATATTTCATTTTTATACGCAAGATTACCTAAAGATGTTTGGAATACATCTATAGCTTTGCAGAGAGAATTTGAAGCAGCTGGTCATAAAACTAGATGCTATTCTTCAATGAATTTGCAAGAACAGTATACTGAAGACGGTTTAAAAGAACTCTTGCAAGAAGCTAGACGCGGTGATTTTATACCAAATGTTATCATTAATTTTGATTACGGAATGTTTAAAAGCCCGCTTTTAAACAAACATCAGTTTCCGTATGCTAAATGGGTACTCGAATCCGGAGACGATCCGCAAAGCTTTGGTTACAACTTTCAAAAAGCTTTTGCAGGCAATTTTGACGCTATTCTATCTCCCGATATAAGATGCTGTGAAGATTATAATCGTAGAGGCTTTAAATGTTATTGGTTCCCTCACTTTGCTGATACTGCTATGTACCCTAAAGAGGTATACGACATACAGCCCGACCTAGATGCAGTTTGTACCCGCAGCAAGACTGATAAATTCTTTCAACAAGTAAGAGAAAGACTGGGTAACAGATTTGACACCACCAGCGGGTTGCACGCATTAGAGCATTCTGCGTATTTACGTAGAGGTAAAATCGTGCTGCAGAATAGTCAATACAAAGAAATTACCCGTCGCTTGTTTGAAGGTATGTTAGCTAATAGAATGGTTATTGCTGATAGACCAGACAAAGGTACCTGTATTGAACAAATATTTACTGAGGGTAAAGAAATTGTTTATTTTGATACCTTAGACGATCTTATAGACAAAGTAAATTACTATACTAATAACGAGCAGGAGAGGCTAAAAATTGCGCAAGCAGGCTTTGACAAAGTGTCAAAACTACACACTGCTGCAGCTAGGGTTAAATCATTATTAATGATACTATGAAAATTTTATTTTTAACTAAAGGGGATCACGTAGACTATCAAAACGATTGCCTGTTGATTGGTCTTAGAGAATTAATCGGAGCAGACGTTGTAGACTATAATAAACAACTTCATAATTACGATACTTATTCTCCAGAAGCGGCATTAAAATTATACGGTAAAGGTATGACCGTTACTCGAGTACTACCTGATATAGCAATTGATCGTACCGATATAACATCAAAAATTAAAAACAAATATTATGATTATATTGTGTATGGTCATATATGGAGATTTAACGGGTACTTAAAAGAAATACTAAGCATATACCCAAAAAATAAAGTAATCGCAATAGATGGGGAAGATGAAGTAAACATACACCCTTCTTACGGTAATTTACTGTATTTTAAAAGAGAAATTGATGGCAATAGATACCCTGATTTGTTTCCTATTGCTTTTGCAATGCCTACGTCAAAAATTAACTTTAATGCTAAAAAGACTCAAGACCTTGCGTATATTACTCCTTTAGACCGTAGTACATACATATATAATAATGAAAAAGACTATTATGCAGATTACGGTCGTTCAAGATTTGGTGTTACCACTAAAAAAGCTGGCTGGGATTGTATGAGACATTATGAAATACTCGGTAACGGCTGCATACCATATTTTCCAGATATCGACCGGTGCCCGACTAATACAATGTCCTGGTTTCCAAAACGTATATGTGTTAACGTACTTGACAGTATTATAGATAAACGACCGCTTGAAAAAATATACGAAGATTATGCGGAATTATTTCGTAATTACACATTGAACCAGCTTACAACAATTAAACTAGCAGAAAAGTTTATAAATTTCGTTAATTCTGCAAAGTAGAATAATTTGCAAAAGCGACTACTATAGAGCAATGCAGTATGTTCACTTTAAGACGGTTCGGATAGTTAATTTTCTCTCTGTTGGCAAAAAGCCGGTTGTAATTAATTTTAAACCGGGGCTTAATATCATTACAGGTAAGAATTATGATAAGAGTGATCGGGCTAATGGAGTTGGCAAGTCTACAGTAGCAGATGCAGTGTACTTCGCACTTTACGGGTCAACTATAAGAGAACTTAAGAAGGAGAACATTGTTAATAACCTCTTTCCTGACGACGTCTGCGAAGTAGAGCTTGAATTCTTTGTTGAAGAAAACAACACTAAGACTGAGTATAAAATTGTACGCACTCTTAATCCTACTAAATGTTTTCTCTTCGTGGACGGAGAAGATAAGACCCGTTCAGGAGTACCTCAAACTACCGAATTTATTACAGATATTATTAACACCTCGCCTGAAGTCTTTCAGAATAGTGTTATAATGACTATTAACAATACTGTGCCGTTTATGGCGCAAAAGAAAATAGAAAAGCGTAAATTTATCGAAGGTATACTCGGTTTAGAAGTGTTTAGTAACATGCTTTCTATAGCGCGTTTTGATTTTAACGAAACAAAGCGTAATTTTGATATTGAAACAAGTAAGTGTGATGAAATAGAAAGATCTTTAGCTGAAATTTTAAAGCAAAGAGAATCTGTTGAAGAAAACCGCAAAAAACGTAAAGATGTACTACTCACTCGTCAGAATAATAACGAAAACGAACTTGGCTTACTTAATGAAAAAATATCTAAGTTTGAACCGGTAGATGAAGCTGCTAAGAAAAAAATAGAAGAAGATATTAAAGCTTTAACTGAAGCAGATAAAGCATTAACTGTAAAAATTGATAAAATTAATAAAACCCTTACAGAAGCCAATACGTATGTAAAGATTAATAATGACCGTCTCAAAAAACTAAAAAAGGTAGATAGTAAATGCCCTCATTGCGGTAAAGATCTTGCCGAGGCAGCAAATACTCAATACGAAAAAGATAAAACCGAGTGTCAGAACGAAATCGCGAAATACACTTCCGTAGTTGACGAAAACACTCCTTCTTTAAAAGACGTAAAAGACAAAATTACTAAAGTCGAGGACGCTCTTAGTAAAATGCAGCGTAAATTTAATGACTTTGCTATACGCAAGAAAGAATATGAAAATATATCCTCTCGAGTTAAGCAATTACAAGTATGGCAAGATCAACTCAAAGTAGATCTGGAACAACTGAACGTAGAAGACAATTCTTTTAACAACAATATCAAAGATATACAAAACCGTATCGATACTAGTAAGCTCGCGATAGTTGAACTACAAACTAAAATTGATATTATTGAAACAGCAAAGTTTATAACTTCAGAAGAAGGTGTAAAGTCGTTTATAGTCAAAAAAATTCTAGAAGTACTTAACATACGGCTTGCGTACTATCTTAAAAAGCTTGAAAGTAATAGTATTGTTACTTTCAACGAGTTTTTTGAAGAAAGAATTACTAACGAGCGCGGGGTTGAATGCAGTTATTTTAACTTCTCCGGGGCAGAGCGTAAATCTATAGACCTTGCAATGTTGTTTACGTTTCAAGATATCCGCCGCGCTCAAGCTAATGTGTGGTTGAGTGTTTCTATGTTCGATGAACTGCTAGATTCATCTTTAGATGAGAAGGGCATTGAAATGGTATTAGATATTCTTAGAGAAAGAGTTGAAAAGTACCAGGAGGCAGTGTATGTAATATCGCACCGTAAAGAAAGTATGAAATACTGTACAAATGGCGAAATAGTCTTCCTCGAAAAGAAAAACGGTATTACTACCCGGTCAAACGATTTTACAAATGAATAATTTTATATATGGAGCACCAGCGTTACCAGTAGGAGCGCCTGCGTTTGGAACCCCAGTGAGCTTACCCGCTCAGCAGCCTGCACAACATATGCCGCCAGGTGCAGCTAATCAAGCTATTAGTTTTGCTGCAGACCATGGCGGTTGTGGTTTTTGGCGTATACATTGGCCGGAATCTATTATCAACTCTTCAGGAGCTGGTATAGTTACTAACTCAACAATGATGTTACTGGATTCCCGGTATTATCAAAACGTAAAATCTGTAAAAATACAGCGCCAAGTAACACCACCGCAACTTGAATTTACTAAGTTCTTACGGGATGTTTCTAATAAAACCAATAAGTTTAAAATATATTATGAGATTGACGACGTTATCTTTCCCGAAGATATACCGATTTATAATAAATCTCGAGAAGCATTTGTAGATCCTGTTGTTGCAAAAACTGCTATAGAGATTATTAAACTTTGTGACTATATTACCTGCCCGACTAAGTTTATGGCAGATTATTACACAGAAAAAACTGGTGTACCTGCAATAGTATTGCCGAATTACATGCCTAAATTTTGGCTGGATCGTTTTTATAGCAAATCTAAGACTGTTGAAAATTTTGATAGAAACAAAAAACGACCACGCGTGGGTTACGTAGGCAGCCCAACTCACCTAAACATTGCTAACGTACCCGGTGCTGTAGATGATATTGGACCGCATTTAGAGAATATACGCAAAACAGTTAAAGACTTTAAATGGGTGTTTATGGGTGGTTACCCGCATGCTTTACAGGATTTAGTACGGTCTGGAGATATTGAATATGTGCCTTGGAAGAGCTTGTACGAATATAGCTATGCTTACGATGCATTAAATCTTAACGTTGCTATAGCTCCATTACAAAACAACAAGTTTAATTTGTCAAAAGCACCGATTAAATACCTTGAAGCTGGTGCATTAGGTATACCTTGCGTGTGCCAAGACTACGCACCGTATAACACTGATCCTATTGCACCTCTTAGATTCAACACATCTAACGAGATGATGGATATTATTAAAAAACTTACAAGTAATCGTCAGTACTATCTTACCGAATCGGATAAAGCACGTAAGACCGCATCTCAATATTGGTTGGAAGATCACATTGAAGAGCATATTAAAGTTTACTTTCCTTCTTGATTAGTTCGTAATAAGATACACAATTATTGTGTGTACCGTAACATTTATTATAGTTCGAGAGAGGGTCTAGCGTACCTTTTTACTTGGGATGAAAACGGCGATCGGGTTGTAACTAAGACCCCTTATCGTCCGTATTTCTACGTAGAAACCAACTTAGACGCTTTTGATGCAGTTTCTATTTATAATACTAAGCTTAAGAAGAAGGAATTTAAGAATGGGTATGAACGTAATCAAGCTGCTCAAGACGGCGCAATAAAAAGGCTCTATCATAATATACAGGTTGAGCAGCAGTTTCTTATCGAAAAGTACAAGGATCTTTACGACAAGCCTGAATTTTCTAAAGACCCGGTTAAAGTTTGTTTTCTAGACATTGAGGTGCACAGCCCAGATGAATTCCCAGAAGCAAAGGACGCAAAGCACCCTATTAATCTTATTACGATTTACGATAATCTGTCTAAGACCTTTTACACCTGGGGCGCTAAGGCATATAAGCCTAAAAAAACTAATGTAGTTTATACTGAGTGTGAAAGCGAAATAGACTTACTAGATAAATTTTTAGACTTCTGGGAAAATGGTTATTACCCGGATATCCTGTCTGGGTGGAACACGGACTTTTTCGACTTTCCTTATCTTATTAACCGCATTACTAAACTACGTGGAGAGAGCGCAGCAAAACGTCTTTCACCTCTTAAGAGTCTTTGGTGTCGCAAAGGAATCTTCGTAAAGGGTCAAGAACTAGACCGCTGGTATATTCACGGTATATCAGCAATGGATTACCTTGAAGTTTATAAAGGTTTCGCTCGTGGACTACTTGAGTCTTATGCGCTTAACTTCGTTGCACAGCACGAATTAGGTGAAGGTAAGCTAGCAATTAACGCTACTAACCTAGCAACTCTATCTGAGACTGACTGGGATAATTTCGTAGACTATAACATTCAGGACGTTGATCTGTTAGTGCGAATGGAGAACAAATTACAGTTCTTTAAGATTATTCGTATGCTTGCGTATAAAGGGCTTACGAGCTTTGAAGCAGCCCTAGGTAAAGTATCTATTGTTACTGGTTGTGTTGCATTGGAGGCTTACAAGCACGGTCTGGTTATACCGACCTTTGTTGAAGGGCCTACAAGAGAAGCTATTGAAGGTGGATATGTAAGAGACCCAGAAAGAGGCTTAAAGACGTCTATTGTAAGCTACGATGCTAATTCTCTATACCCTAATACCATTATCACACTTAATATCTCTCCTGAAACAAAGGTAGGTAAGATAAAACAAAAGGATGAAGATAACACCGTATTACTATTGACCAGTGGTAAAGAATACAAATTACCTAATGACAAGTTTGAAAAATTCTTAGAGGTAGAAAAGATAGCTATATCCAAAGCAGGCGTACTGTACACTCAAAAGAAGAAGGGGGTTGTACCTTCTCTGATTGACGGTCTTTATAGCGAACGGGTGAAAAATAAAAATCAGTATGTTGAGCTCAAGAAAAAGCTAAGTAAGATAGAAGCAGATACGGATGACTACAAAACGTGTAAGTTCAATATGGAGCGGGCCGACACCATCCAACACGTCATCAAGATTCTACTCAATTCTATTTACGGTGTTTTTGCTAATAAGTTTAGTCCTATTTGTGATAGTGATCACGCCGGTAGCATTACTCTCACTGGTCAGTCTGTGGTCAAGCAAGCGTCGGTCATCTTAGACACCTATGCAAAAGAAAGGCATGGTATTGATACATCCTTGACTATATATGGAGATACTGACAGTACCCATGTAACTATACAACCTATTGTTAACAAGCTTAAGTTAAAGTTGTTTGAAAATAATAAAGTTACTCAGGAAGGGTTGGATCTTATCGATAAAGAAATCGGTACGTATCTTAATGCTGAGATCAAGAAGTGGTCTGCTTCCGAATTTCGCTCTATTGATCCTCGTTATTTCTTTAAAAGAGAATCTATTTGCGATGTAGGAGTGTATCTACAAAAGAAGCGTTATATCATACACGTCTTAAATGATGAAGGTGCAGACGTTAATAAGTTTAAGTACGTAGGAGTTGAAATTGCGCGTTCGACTACACCTAAAAAAGCTAAAGAATTAATTAAACAGGTAATTGAGACTTCTTTGATCGGACAAGATCAAAATAAAGCTAATAAACTTTACAAGGAGGTTTATGATAAGTTTAAAAGTCTCTCAGTAGATGATATCGCAATACGCGGGGGTCTGAGCGACCTCGAAAAGTACGAGAGTAAAGCTAACGGCTTTAAAATCGCTACTGGTACACCTAATCACGTAAAAGGCGCAATCTGGTACAATCAATTACTCAAGCATCTAAAGTTAGAAACCAAATACGAACGCATTACTTCTGGCGGTAAAGTTAAGAAGATTTATATTGCTCCTAACAAATATAATATTGATACTCTTTGCTACCCGGTGAGTTTTCCTCCTGAATTTAAACATTTTGAAGTAGATTATGTCGAAATGTTCGATACAATTATTAAACCGCCTGTACTTGCTGTTTATGAAGCAGTAGGGTGGAGACTGCCTGATGTTAATAACGAAACCGAAGTAGACCTATTTGAATTTTTCTCATGATTAAAATTTCTCACGAATCCCCTCTTAGTATGCTCGATATTTCTCGTACATACAATGATTATGACTACGCTTTAGTACATCTCTTTGAAAAGCACCCTAGCTACTATCAGTTCTTCGAAGACAGTCTCCGTCAAGGTCGTACAGTGCTTCTTGATAATTCTATTTTCGAGCTTGGTACAGCTTTTGATAGTCATAAATACATGGACTGGATTAATAAGCTTAACCCGTCTGAATATATTATTCCGGATGCTCTTGAAGACTGCGACGGAACTATTGCTAAGGCTAAATCCTGGATGGGATATAACGCTTATCATATTACCGCTCAATCTAAAAGAATTGGAGTTGTGCAGGGTACAAATTATGGTGAACTAGTAAAGTGTTACACGGTTTTAGATAAACTAGGCGTAGATAAGATTGCTATTTCTTTTGATTACTCTCACTACCTAAGGGAGTTTCCGTATAATAATGCATGGGTTAGTTATGCTATGGGTAGAGTAATGACCTTGCAGCGTTTACTGGACGATGGGGTAATTAATCTTGATAAGCCTCATCATTTGCTAGGTTGCGCGCACCCTAGAGAGTTTAGTTTTTATAACAGAGCCGAATTTAGTTGGATTGAATCTCTTGATACTTCTTCCCCCATAGTGCATGGTATTAAGAAAGTAAGAACTAAACTAGCAGACTTACTCGATTGTGTGCCAGACGCAGAACAAGAATTTTGGATAGCTGAAAATATTAATAAGTTTAGAAGCTTTGTTCTTAATGGATAAAGATGTAGCTGCAATAACCGAGCTAGTCAGAATTAACTATCCTCATTTACTGGATAATAATACTAAGATTATAGACTATTGTTTTTGGGACCCTGCAAACAACAAAGAAATACCTACAAAAAACTTCGACGAAGTACATAGAATTAAAAATACTTGTAATATGTCTGAAGTTTTACTTGTAATTTATTTTAGTGATAATACAATAGGATATCGTTTAAAATTATGAAAAAGGACTTTTACTGGAAAGCTTTTTTCTCTCAAAGCGGGTCAGAAATTTATGAAGTCTCTACTCGTATTGGTCGCTTTCCGGATGCAATTATAACCAATAAGAAACCGGAAGACATGGATAAAATTAATCCTAAGCTTCTCGAGAAAGCGTTTGACCGACTTATCTTTGTACCACAGAAACCTACAGTAGAAGAATATAAAGAATCTATTAGAAGAGCTGATATAATTACTCTTCACGGTTTTTTACGAATCATGCCACCTGATATATGCGGGCGATATAGAATATTTAATGGGCACCCGGGCTTGATTACTAAATTCCCTGAATTAAAAGGTAAAGACCCGCAAAAGAAAGTGTGGTTATCTCATAGCTCTACCCCGTACAAGTTTCACGGTCATGTAATACATAAAGTAGTACCTGAAGTAGATGCTGGGGAAATAGTATCCACTAAGCAGTTTTATAGTGATAATATACATATTGAATTTAACGATTTAGATGAGTACATTGCTTATTTGCATAAGCTAGCAATCGAAAATTGGGTTGAATTTGTTAAAAAACAAGTTATATTAAATAACACTCCTTATGCGTACTAATTACAAAGCAGCTATTTGCGGAGCGCATTCTCAAGGCAAGACTACATTAGTTAATGCATTAAAAATGCAGTCAGTACTAACTAGTACGAATCATTT